TGCACATTCCAAAAGATGAGTAAGTACATTTTTCTTAATTTCATTATGTATATAAAACCAAGGTTCTGTAATATTTGTAGAATTTACAATGGCAGCTTGTGTAGCTGTTGCTGTTTCAGATTGGTGTATAGTACCTTCTCTTTGAGGAGTTATTCCTACTATTTTATCTACAAGTTGTTCTATTTTTGTAAGTATGCTTATATACTGACCTACCGCTTGAGATAGCCCCATATCAATATTTGAGAATTGATTAAAATTAGAGACTTGTCCTTGAAATTTACCTGTTCCTTCTTCAAATGAATTTATTAAAGCTAATCCAATATTATCAAAGAAATACATCCATTTTTCTAAATCAATACCTTGACTTTTTGGAATCTGGGCAATATCCATTACCATCTTTTTACCTTTAGCTTTAGCTAATTCATTTTCAAGCCTATACCATACAATATTGTATAAGTATTGATGAGGTTTAATTAGATCTACTAAAGAGGTTTGTTTTGTATTTGTAGAATTATATATTCTTCCAATATAAGGTAATTTAACAGAATAAGGATCATCCATAGAACGTACTTGATTAGGTACAGGTTCTATATTAGCATAAAAATCAGTACCTACCTTTGTACCATGCCATACTTCAGGAATCCATCTCCATTCAAGAGTATACCCCGAAGCTTTCATTTCCGGAGTTAATTTGAAAGTCTCATCTACTATGCCTTCTTGTTCTTCTCCCAATTCATCTATAAAGGATAAAAATCCTATTTTTTTCATAGACTTCCAACATACATGAGTAACTAAATAGTGGTTACTATTAAATCTACTCGTCCTATTAAATCCTGATTCATATTTATTTATATCTGTTTGGGAATATGCATATCCGGGGAACATTTGATTAGAAGAAAAGTTTGAACCAAATTGTCCATTGTCTAATTTTTCTACCTGTTCGTCTGTTAAAAATTCTCCAAATTCATCTAAAATTTGTCCTTTAGTTAACCATCTATCTTCTCTGAACCAGTCTCCATCCTCAATATTTGGATTATTTGGATTTCTATTAAATTCACAATATAAAGGATTACAAGCTCTTAATACTGGTTTTTTATTTACTATTCCTACATAATAATATTCTTCAGCTACAATTAATCCATGTTCCCATCCTTCATTGAATCTAAATGGAACATTAAGACTATAAATCAAATCTTGAAGTATTATATTGCCCCATTCTTCTCTTTCATCTTGCACCGAATAGCTTGAGTATTTATCTACATCTGGAAAAGTTATAGGAGGTAATTGTTGTCCTGTATTAGGATCTACTTGAGGTTCTAATGAAATTCCTAGTTCTTGTGCTAATTTAGCATAAACTAATTGTTTGGTCATTTCATTTTTCTTCTTGTCCTTCTCTGTAAGAATTTCTCCATTTATACCTATTACGTTAAAATCAAATGGGCGATTTAATTCTTCTCCTTTTAAAGTATTTATTTTATTAACGATAATGTTAATATCTCTAAGTTTTGCGGGAGTATTTTGAATATTCTTGTCTTTTATTCCATAAGGATTTAATACATAATTAAAATCATTTTGATTTATTATTGAATTAACAATATCGTATTTAATCTGTTTCTCTTGAGTAGTAGTTCTTCCGTTAGGATTACGCATATTACCCATAGAACATATTGCATCAACACATTGTTCTTTCCATTGTTGATCTTTTTCCTTCTCCGATATTTTCTGTGGAGGAAGGGTACTAAATACCATACTTTTAAAATCCATATTTCAAACTAATTAAAAAATCCACCAGTTATAGCTCGCTTTAAAAAAGCATCTTCTATTATTTTATTTTCTTGAATACTTGACACTTTCATATTATAATTAGATAACCTATTACAAATCACTAACATATATGCTATTACACGGTCGAAGTTCCCAATCCTATTGTAATTAATGAGTTCTTCTAAAAGAGGAATTGAATATATCTTATGGAGGTTTAATTTTCCATTACCAGCATCTTGTAGTAGCCAGTCTCTAGTATATATCTCTAATTCATCTTTTATACCTTCTGTCATATGTATCCCAAAAGTCCTTTCTACCTTTGAGCCTTCTGTGGCTTTTAATATACTTGGAGTTTTAGCTAACAAATATAAAGAATGTTTATGAGAAAAATGCATTTTTAAAGAATTTCTTTCATTCTCATATAAATCAATAGCATTATAGTACATTAATAACTTTCTTACATTTTCATGATGCTCCTCCGCTGTCCTAGGTCTAGCTGTATATTCTGCTACCGGTATTTCACATAAGCCGTTGGCATCTAAGAAAGTTTTATAAATAAACGTAGATCCTAAAGAAGAGGTTGTAGACTGATCTTGGTCATAAGGGTCAGAACCGGCTAAATATAATCCACTAGGTACTACCCCATTTACATATTGAGGATGTTCCCATATTTGGATACATCCTTGAGTATCTTCGGTCTTTTTCATTCTATAACCACAAGGAGTAAGATTATTTTTAACATCAGGTCTCCATTCTAATTTGGCATGCTCTCCTCCTTCATTTTGTATAAATACTAACTCCCCGCATTGTCCTTTTACAAAAGCATCTTGCTGCATAGATTTTAACCATTGTAAATGTTCTTTTAATTCTCCTATAGGAAATATATTAGCATTTAACATTAGGAATGCTTCACTAGGAAGTCTAGGGTTATTTTGCATTTCATTATATAAAGGTCTTTTTGACTTGCCTTTAACGAGTTGTTCTCTACGTATATCTACATATTTCGTAGCTTTTACCAAATCGGTATTTCCTTCTTCGTCTTTAAATTCATTTAAACCTAGTTCATAAGGTACAAAGAATCCTATACTTCCAGTCTCTTCCCATATATCGTCGAAACACAAACAATCGTATTCAGCAGGATTATTAAATACTTCTTTAGCTGCTTCAGAGGCTCCTGATTCCATTTGTCCACCAGTTCCAAAACAATAAATAGTACCAAATTTGAATGGTCCATTATAAGTAATATCTTTTAATGCTCCTAAAGAATCTATAAGATTTCCCATAAACCCTACCTCTTCAAGACAAGTTACTGAGGTACTAATACCATTACCTGCTTGAGGATTATCATTAAATGTTCTATGATAGATTTTTGAACCTGACCCTATTCTTTGCCACTTACCTCCTATTTGTTTGTCTATTTTAGCTTCTATGAAGTTCCTTCCGGATACCCAAGATCCCATAAATGACTTAGATAACGGAGATGGATAAAATGTGCCTTGAAATGTCTGAGATCCTGCCAAATTATCCATAGATATTTGAGTCTTATTTAAAAGACCTAAAGAATATCTTGAATCTATAGCCCCTACTAATGTTTCAGTATTGAACGGATTTCCTGAAGATAATGCTTGTAAATACGCATCATAGTCATAACTCCCATCCATAAGAAAGTTATGTAATATAATTCCATTAGCAGCCCAAAATGACTTGCCCGAGCGTCGACATTCGATGTCTATAACATTGTGAGCATCAGACTGATACAAAGGTTTACCTAAATTTTTACTATGTATTTTTCTCAAATATGGTCTAGGATTTACATATGTTTTCAGTGTTCCATCGGATTTATAACATTCTTTAGGTAACTTATACAGTTCTGCTAGTTCTGGATTTTTATTAATCTTATCTACAAGACTATGACAAGTATATTCTTCATCTTCTGCAAATCCTGAAAAACCTCTAGCTTCTGCAAATACATATGCCTTTTCCCATTCCAAATCTCTAAGAAAGGGTCTAGCAACTCTGGCAGTTTTAGATTCTGCACTTTCTTTTAGTTCAATTTTACAAAAATTAACGTAGAAATAAAGATTTCCCGGCATCCATTTACCTTCAAACCAATATCCTTCAATACATCTTCTTTTTAAATCTTTCCAATAACTCTTAAAGGAAATACTTAGAGGATTTAAAGTGATAATATCATGAATAAAATGTTTATTGGATACAAATTTTTCATGTTTATGTTCATCTTTGTATTCTATTTCATTATTCTTTTTGCTTATTTTTTTCTCTTTCATCTCTAAGTCTCCTAAGTCTTGCTGTTCTTTCTTGTATTAATTTTCTTCTATTTGGTTTTACACTAAATAATCCTATGTATTGAAGTCTTATTTGAGCATCTTCTCCTTTTTGAATAATGTATTTGCAAAAATCAAACTGAGATTCACATACTTTTCGTACAACATCTATATCCAAATCGTATTTATCTGCTATTTTTTTATATTTACGTATATGATTCAGCATATTATATTTCGTTAGAATCCGTCATTGAAATTTGTCCTCCTCCTTTAGTTCTTCCTTCTCCTTCCAAATCTTCTTTTTCTACTAACTTTAAAGCTGCATCATATAGGTCATATACCTTTTTAGAATCTGCTAACATCTTATCAATTATAGAAGCTGTATTTCCTATCCATCCTCCTCTTTCAGTAGGCTCTCCGATAGTATATGGAGTATTACTTAAGAATTTAGCTCTTTCTTCAATTTTACTTTCAATATCTCTTAAAGCTCTTCTTGCTGTAGTATCTTGAAGTTTTATATAAAATAATTTCAAATTATCTACTTCTGCTTTATTGTTAATGTAATAATTCTTATCTCCATAAAAATCAGTAAATATTAAATTTATTTTACTATCTACTCCTTCTTCCGGAAGATTGAAAAATTTAGAATTCCTATCCCATATTAAAGCTATACACCACATCAATTTAGAAGACTTTATTTTTCCTTTGCTTGTGTCTTTTTGATAAAGACTCTTTATAGGATCTACTGCTGCTAATTGAATATGTTCTCCCCAGAAATTAGTTTCCGGACTAAAGGTTTCGATTATTCGCATATTTCAAATTTATATATTATTTTGTTTTTAATCAAACATTTCAGTCTTAACCATATATAAATACTATAATTTTTCCAAGTCAACCTAGAAGGTTCTATTACTATTTTACAACCTTTCCGTTTGGTTTTTGGTACGTACTTTATTTTACAAAACATAATATTAAGTTTT